AGTTCTCAACATTAATAATTTTATACTCACTCGACAACCTCAGTAGGTGTTACTGGAGCACCCTGATCTCCTGTCTTCGCTCTAACGTTAGAGAGATATGTCTGTAAGATACTAGGTGATGGTTCCATGACGGAGATCACATAGTCAGGTGTGATAGCGATCTTCTGATCAATGGTGAATGGGTTCCACGGTGTGTATCTTATCTTTACTTCTTGATCCTCAAATGTCTCAAGGTCAACCTGTGACTCTGGTTGATCAATGATCCATACCTTATAGGGTACAGTCATGATGTATGCCTGTCTCTTGCCAGTCTCTTTATCAACTGCTTCTTGTAAGTCACAGATGATGTTGTCTCCATCACGTGTGAATACTAATTTAATTCTTGTCTCTTCTATCATGGCCAAATGATGTATGCATATATTATAAAGGAGGAACTGACTTTTGTCAATCCCTCCCTATGTATGCTAAATGTAATCCTTTCGTGCGTGGTGTTCTGGTACTACTTTCTTCAGTGTTACTGTGAGTAGTCCGTCCTCTAATGTGACCTCACCTACCTCGGTGTCGTCAGATAGTGACCACTGTTTTGTGAAAGAACGTTGTGCTAATCCCCTGTGAGTATAATTCTCAGGTTCCTTTTTCTCTTCCTTCTCTGCTGATACGATTAGTTTACCGTACTCTGTGTAGACTTTGACTTCATCTTTCTTGAATCCTGCGAGTGCTATCTCTAATCTGGATAGTACATTTGATTCGTGGATTAAGTTATAGGGTGGATAGTTTGATGTAGTTTGATTCCAGAAAGAATCAAAGTACTCGTCCATTCCTATACTATTCTTAGAAATTTTATCAAATAGTGATGGTAAATCGGCAGCACTATATCTTTGAATGTTCATGGTGACCTCCTTGAGCGTCGTTAGTTTATGTACCCGAAGCGTACACTACTAATTATAATACTTTTCTAAAATTAAGAGGGTGGATATCCGAATACTGGAAACACTTTAGTGATGTCCCCCATCTTCTCCTTGTACCTGCTGATGTATGGCTCTTGTAGGTATGGCATGTAAGGTTTCTTTGTCACCTTGTACTGTAGGTAGCTGTAGTCAAACTGATACCTGTGGCATAACCTGTCTGTAGTATCACCTAAGCGTCTATGCTGTACTATACTGTTGTCAAAGATTACTAGGTCATCGTCATTCTCCCACCAGTAATCATAGGTATAACGTTCTAGATCTTTTTTTATCTCTGCTAGTAGTCGATCATTGTTACTACCACTGACAGTATTATATGGGAAGTGTAATCCTTTGATGCCAGCAGGTGACTGTATCACTAGAGGTATCTCTGTCTCTGGATCAGGACACATGTTTTTATATACCACGTTGTTCTCATCGTTGACATTTATCTTACCCTCTTGGAAGTTGTGGATCAACACAACCTCATCCAATTCACTACGCATACTCTCACTAAGACTATAGTAGTAGGGTGCTGTGACCATGAATCCAGTAGCACTTCTAGTCATACCATGATCACCAAGAAGTGCTACGCCTGGTGTGAAAGCTATGTCACCACTCTCATTGCTGTGCCATAGGAGCTCACCACTACCAAACAATCCATTAGTCTCTGAGACTCTAACGATATGTCCTGTGTTAGCATCACCACCTATTCTGGCATACTCTTCTTTTACTTCTGGTTCTACTTCCTTAGCAGCATAGTTCTGTCTACACTTGCCCCACATCTTCATCACCTTATGAAAGTGATGTCTCTTTAAACCTGTCTTACGTATAACCATGACAAGTTTATTCATATGTAACTTGCCAAGCTCCATCCACTCATCCCGTGTGAGATGAGCGAAGTCTAGACCGTCAACAAATACACCATAACCTTCTAGGTTAGGTATCTCACTAAGTCTTTTTCTTTCCAATATTATATTTGCTCTCCAAGTTCCAACCACCCTTGTCCTTATAACTTAGGACTTTGATCTGGCTAAGAGGTGCTACATCTACAATAGTATCTGGTTTCTTGATAGTAATTAAACCCCAGTCACTTAGTAACTGTATGATTCTATTGCGACGTTGTACATCATTGAGTGATAAGTTTGCTGACTTACCATCAAGTGCGAACAACTCTTTAAAATGTACGATATAATACTTCCCTTGCTTATGAAGTATATGACAGGACTGGTACAACTTCTTCTCTTTTCTAGAAGCTACTCCTATCCTAGTTAATGTTTCTCTTACCTTTAAAAAATCGTCTGGTTCACTCAAGTTTACTTCTACCATTTGATCAGGTGTCCAGTGGACTTCCTGTTCAGTGAATGAAGTGCTCATCGTCTTCCTCCCTTCTCATGTTTTTTACGAATGTATTCAATTTGGGTTTTGGTGAGAAGATTTAATGCGATCTTCGCTTTCTCATTACTATAGTCATAGTGTTTTTTAACCAGATCCAGATCTTCGATCTGTTCTTTCTTCAACCAAGGTGTAAAACGTTTACGTTTTCTCAAAGTATTTAGCAAGAAATCATATTGAAGTCGCTTGTCTAAATGCTGATTGAGATTCATAGCATTCGCAAATAGTATACTATCCACATGTCCTGAGAGACATCTGTTAATAATGTAAGGAGGATAAGATTTAACACGGTCAGGATCATCAAGATATAAGTGTTCCTTGGTGTTATTAACTGACGCAAGTATCTCTGATAGTTCACTACTCATAACCAATGCGGTTGTCTGGATGGGTCACGAAGATAATTAGATGCAACCCAAGGTTTGCTGCCAATGTAATTCTTGTAAGCAGTAAAAGTATCAATGCTTGTGTCATATTTAAACCTGTCGGGCATTGCTCTGGTATAGGACGTAGGGATATCATTGTTGTTGGGGAATATTATATTAGCATGAAGTATAGTACGTTGACAACTATGTACTTTGTTGTATCTATGTGTGTATTCAGTACATAAAGCAAGACCATGCTTGATCAACCAACGAAAGTTAGTCTGTGCCCAGATGGTACAGGGATGGTTACGGAACGCACCCTTGTCTGTTTTGTATGGTGTGCCATCTAACTTAGGTAATGTACCGAAACCATGACCCCACTTCTCAGATGCTACGATAGATAACATTTGACATGTCTCTAGAGGCATCTTGACGATGTGCTTGTCAGGTAATACCTGAGCAGACTTGATAGGGTCAGGATCGGTAACAAATATATTCATAACACAGGTGGATTCTTAGTGTATGCTCTGTAGTCAGGTGTGATGTTCATGGTCAGAGTCAAACGTCTGTTGTCAGTATCATTATAACCAGTCTTATGACGAAGCCAAGAAGGAAAGAATACAACGTCACCTTGTGTAACATTGATCCTTCTCCAAGGATGATTACCACTGATAGGTTCTGCTGCTCTCACTGCTGTCATAGGATCATAGATCCATAGGTCACCAGACTTCTCTGGTTTTAGGATATATGCTGTACATGTGAGTCCTACACCATGATGATGTTCATCAGTATAGTCCCACTGGTAATGTTCATTGTACCATGAGTTAGATATAAAGTGTGGGTATCCTTCATACCTCCATGCTGTACGTAGGTAATGCATTTTCTGCTTCAACCATGTCACGTACTTAGCATTCTCTGGTAAGTTATGTGGGAACCTATTACTAGGTGCTAAGATATTGTAGAGATCAGCAGTGGACTTACCACCTTCTTCTAGCATTGACTCAACACCATACTTATCAACCATCTCAAAGAGATCATCAGCAGTTGCTACTTGTTCTGATATATTAAAATCAAATCTGTCTTTGTATACAACAGGTGATGATATGTTAATTGCTTGCATTTAATAGGTACCTCTATAGAGCCACTCATCTGACTCGTCATCTAGTTCTCTAAGTTCTCTCTCATCTAACACCTCATTGATAAGTTGCTTTAACTCTACCTTGAGTGCGTCAGATATAAGATTCATTTCTCTTACCTGTAGTGGTGGGATAGCGTCACGTTGTTCTTGAAGTGATCTACCCTCACCCTTACCTTCTCCATAAGACATGCCTTGAGTATTCATGTGATGATCCTCCTAGGTCCGTTGACACCTGTGCGGTGTTGATTGATCTCATAGATTGCTACTGATCCAGAATCTAGAGTGACATGTATTTCGTCACCCTGTATCAGTGCCTGTGTAGCACCTCTAGCAAAAGAAGTTAACACTCCTCTGCGTGTGTGATATAGAGAACAGATTCCGTTCTTGACTCTGACTCCTAAGCTTCCTTCAGACATGAGTAGTTCGTAAGTAATAGTTCGCGTCGTCCCTGTTGATCTTTCATGTAATCACCAGTAGACCTCATAGTGTAAGTGTGATCCCAATCATAAGAATGCCATTCCCAAAACCGATCAACGATTTCTTTGGCATTGTTATAGGAGATCATTACATTACCCATTGTTTCATCCATTATATCAGCAAATCTTGTATGATCAAACCCCTTGTGTAGGTTTCCTTTCTGTCCATACAAATTATCTTTGATACTATATGGAGGATCAACATAGATGAATGTATTATCATCACATTTAATCTCACCACGTGCTAGACAGTCATCTACAAGATCAGCATAGTCTAGGCATGTGATTCTCCACTCACGTATCAGTTCACCATAGGCAGGTAGTTTATAGATACCACGCATTGACCAGTTACTATCTGATGCTTGAGGAGAGAAGGATGATGACTCAGTTAGACCAGAGAAGCTACACTTGTTAAGTGTGTAGAACTTTACTGCTCTCTCAAGGTCAGTACCTTCTTTAATATTATCTCTATACTCATTGAATAATTCTCTTGCTTTATCGCTGTTATTATATTCTTTCTTTAACTCAACAAGTGATGACGATAATGCTTCACCATCCTTCTGTAACTGTACCCAAAAATTATACAGTGGTTCATACATATCGTTGACCCAGATAGGTAAGTCTGGATACTGTTTTGTTATTGCGATAGCAAAACTACCACCACCTAGAAAAGGTTCACGAAACTCTGTGATATCCTTTGGTAGGAACTGGAATAGTTTTTGTACTGCTCTGGACTTACCGCCAGGATAACGCAGTGGTGTCTTCAATGATTTCATAAGTAAGTTGCGACTAGCACGACACGTCTCGTACCGTTAGATGGTTGTTCAATACTATGGAACCCATCAAATATTATTATATCATCTTCTTGTGGTTTGTGCGAATCTCCTTCAACATTTGTAGCACCACCGTCAAATTGATTGAGGTATACTACTATATTATTTGTCTCAAAATTATGATCCATATGTAAAGGTGTAGTATACCCATCAGTATAGTGCGTAGCGTTTACATTGATTCTAAGTACACTCTTAACCTTGATTTCATTTGCCATAAAGATCTCTAAGAGAACCTTGTTAGTTATGTTTAACCAGTCTGATTGCTGTGTAGGCATGAGTGACTCCTCAAAGCCAGGTCTTGCCAGTATAGTGTGACTATAGTACGCAGGACTAGCACCATCACCTTTAAAATAATTCCAAGGGAATGCCATGCTATTAACATCACTCTTGAACCTACGATAGGTTTGTGTTAGTGGATTATATAAAACCTTTATCATTTGAATTGACACTCCACCATAATTTCTGTAAGTGCTGCCAATAGATTGATCTCTTGATCAGCAACGAAAGCTATCTGATACTGATACTTTGCGATGATCAATACAGCAGCAGGTATACCACTAGGACTCAACCTATGATACAGGACATCATATAGATTCCTGAGTATGATATTAGGATCACTGTCTAAGTTATCAACAACCCACTTCCGAACATTACCATAGTCTTTCCTCTGTAGGTAGTCACATAACTGATCAATGTTTGTGTTAGTAATAGCAGCAAGTATACCTGTATCAATACTCCCAGAGCTAGCATACCTCTGACACTCATTCAATACTCTCCTCCAATCAGGGAAGTATCTCTGTATCAATTCTGCTATGACTGCCTGTTCAGATGGTACTTGTTCGTCTTGTAATATTCCGTTCAATCTCTTGAAGAACTGAGCAGCAATCTGTGCCTTCTCATTCTTCTCTATCTTAAATTCTATACAACTACACCTTGAGTGTATGGGTTCTATTATCTTATTCTTGAAGTTACAAGTGAATATGAAGCGACAAGTCTTGTGAAATTCCTCAATGAATCCACGGAGGAGAAGTTGTACGTCGTGAGTGGTATTGTCTGCCTCATCAATAATAATGACCTTTGATGAGGATCCACCCAAGAGGGAAACAGTTGATGCAAAGTTTTTTGCTTGACTCCTGACGGTATCAAGGAACCTGCCTTCGTCAGATCCGTTAATAACATAATAGTCTACTCCTAATTGTTTACATAAAGCTTTCGCTACGGTAGTCTTACCTATACCTGCTGTACCTGACAGCAATAGATTAGGGATGTCACCCTTCTCTACTATACTTTGGAATGTATCTTTAATCCTTGCGGGTAAGATACAGTCATCAATCTTCTGGGGTCGATACTTCTCAACCCATAGAAAGTCACTCATGCTAAAACCGTGTTAATTAAGATCCGAGTTTGATGCTCGGAGGGGGAGTATCCAGTGTGGACATAACTCCCATCAAATAATACCATACGACCTGCCTTCGGAGAAATAGATCTCTTAATAGGTAGGTTGTCGGGGTAGGACTCTGCCCACTCCTGTTGATGATCGTAGATCACTGTGTCACCATCTGTATCATTGACATATACAATAGAAGCTACGTGCTTATCTTGTGTGTCTATGTGTGGAGGATGAATGTATGGTGGTTGATGTAGCATAGTAAGATCTAGTCTACATCTAAAGATACGATCTGCTTCTGCTAAGTCCTGTATCTGATATATCAGAGGACGAATCAGAAGTGCTATAGGTGAATCCTCAAAAGAGTTTGGGTTCCATGGTGGAAGCAAACCTATAGAGAATCCATAGTCACCTATGAGAGA